TGACTCAGTGCAAAACTTGGGGATGGGATGGTTCTCAACATTGGGTGTGGTGGCTAACACCGGAACGTATAATCAAAACGTGGGCCAGCCCATATCAGGTGCTGTACCGATCACAAATGTCGCGCTCGGCGTGGTTGGGCAAGGGGGGCAAAGCGGACTGTATGCGGACCTCTCCGCAGCATCCTCGGCAACGATCAATCAACTCCGGCAAAGCTTCCAAATTCAAAAACTCTTGGAACGCGACGCGCGAGGCGGAACGCGATACACGGAAATCGTCAGGGCACATTTTGGTGTTACATCGCCCGATGCGAGGCTACAAAGGCCGGAATATCTCGGCGGCGGAACGAACGCGATTGTATTCAATCCGATTGCACAGACCAGCGCCACAGACGCGAGCACTCCGCTAGGGACCCTTGGTGGAATGGCGACAGCGGTAAGCAATCAGCACGGATTCACGCAATCATTCACGGAACACGGGATGGTTATCGGACTGGTGCAAGTGCGGGCAGACCTCACGTATCAACAGGGCGTGCGCCGGATGTGGAATCGCTTAACGCGCTATGACTTCTATTTTCCTGCCTTCGCAATGCTGGGCGAGCAGGCAATCACGTATAAAGAAATCTGGGCACGTGGCAACGGGACAACCGATGATGACGTATTCGGATATCAAGAACGTTGGGCAGAATATCGACACCACCCGAGCATGATTACAGGGCTATTCAGAAGCACAGCCGCGGGCACGATCGACAATTGGCACTTGGCGCAAAATTTCACAAGCCAGCCGACGTTAAACAATACCTTCATCGAGGACCGGCCACCGCTATCACGCGTCCTGGCAGTGGGCACCGAGGCGAATGGACAACAATTCATCTTCGATTCGTTCTTTCAAAAGAGAGTCGCTCGACCCATGCCGCTGTACAGCGTGCCGGGGTTGATCGACCACTTCTAACATGTGGGGAGCGATCATAGGAGGAGTTGCATCACTGGCTGGATCGTTAATCAGCAAACGTGGTGCGGACGATGCGAACGCCGCCAATATCGCTATGGCGCGCGAAAATCGGGAATGGCAAACGGGTATGAGCAACACGGCATATCAGCGAGCAGTGACCGACATGAAAGCAGCGGGACTTAATCCGATGCTGGCATACACACAGGGCGGCGCGTCGACGCCGACCGGTGGAGTAGGAAACCCGCAAATCAACGCCAAAGCCGCAGGCGTGGAGGCAGCACAAAGGGTGATGAGCACAGCGGCGCAGGTGGAAAACGTACGCACTCAAACCAAACTGCTAGAGGAACAAAAGGAGAACACCAGCGCAGACACAATACTTAAACGCGAGCAGGCAAAACACGAGGCTTTAAAAGCCAAGACGGAAGAACTGGGCCCCGAGTTCAGGACTTCGCAAACGTACTACAACCAAGCAGGAGCGCACCGGAACATTGCAGAATCACAAGTCGCGAATCAAATGGTGCATAAGGTGATAGCCGAAGCGGAGCAGATACGCGGGTATACGATGTTAAACTGGCAACAAGGCCGACTAATCGAGGAGCAAATACGAAACGCAATACAACAAAATAAAAACCTCAGCGCGGAAGAAATAAAAATAAAAGCGGAAACCGGTAGACTTATCGCAGACACGGAAAACACACAAGTGAACACGATACTTCATCAACTGGAAATACCGCTGGCGCGCAACCTTGCTGCCGCACAGGAAAGCGAGTGGAAGAAAAATGTTTCTCCATACCTTGATGATGTTGGTAAAGCAACTGGCAGTGCGCTTGACGTTCGGCGCACGATTCAAAATCGATTTAGGAGATAAACGAAATGAAACCAAAAGCAATGACGTTCAGGACCCCGTACAACTACGACATAAAGGCGACGAGCGACGAAACCGGCTTGAAGTGCGCAGACGAGAGCCGGACGAAGCAATCCTTCAAGGAAGAAGTAGACATCAACACGATCGTGAAACGATTCGGACTGACGGGGAAACTCCCTGATAACGTGCGAGTGCCGCAGTATGGCGACTTTAGCCAGGTCACGGACTTTCACACGGCCATGAACGTGGTAGCGGCCGCCGGCGAGGCGTTCGACAAGCTGCCGGCCGAGATCCGGGCGAAGTTCGCCAATAACCCCGGAAACCTTGTGGACTTTGTGAGCGACGCGGCCAACTACGACGAAGCGCTCAAACTGGGACTGGTAATGCCCCGACCGAAGCCCACGGACGCTACAGCGGCCCCTTCCGGGGGAGCGTCAGCCCCTTTTGAGGGTAAACCCCACCCTCAAAACGGACCGACGGATAAAAAACCACCCAAACCGGACGCGCCGGACAAGGGTGGTAAGGACTGAAACCTTAAAAAGGTGTCAGTGGGACCAGTTACATCAAGTATATGAACTGGTCCCCTCTTACAGGAGTATCTTAATTGGCACAATTATGCGACTTAACAGGAGATATGTTTATGGCCGAAAAGCCGAAAAATGCCTTGACAAGCGCCGAAAAGGCATGGGTAATTAAAGCGCTTGATAACGAAGTGGCAAGAACAAAACGCGCTCAAGCAAAAGAACTGCCGGGAAGCTCGACGTGGGAAGCCCGACAGGATGACATCAACAAACTCAACGACATAAAGGCAAAGCTATGAGACCTCTGAAACGAATGCACGTAAACAAATCGTACAGTGCGAAAAAATTCCGATCGCAAATCAAACGGACGAAGGGGCCGAACATGGCCATGCCGATGCGTGGCGGGTATCGTCTCTGAAAAATGCCTTGCTTCCATCCAATAACAGCGTATCAATGCGCCGATGGAAGTATCGCATTTCATGAGAAGGCAAAACATGACTCACGCAGAACACTACAACTCGCTTGTGGTCAATGCGTGGGGTGCCGTCTGGAAAAATCTCGACAATGGGCGGTGCGATGCGTGCACGAGGCGCAGCTACACGATGAAAATGCGTTCATCACGCTCACGTATGACGATGAACACCTACCGGAGGGACTGGATCACAGACATTTTCAGCTATTCATGAAAATGTTGCGGAAACAGGCGAAACGCGAAGGGAAAACCGTAAGGTTTTATATGTGTGGTGAATATGGGGACGACTTTGGTCGTCCCCATTTTCATGCATGCTTATTCGGCTACAACTTCAGCGATCGACAACACTTCGGAGGGACGCCGGACGCGCCGTTATACACGAGCGCGAGCCTAGACAAATTATGGAAAAAAGGATTTACAACCATAGGAGAAGTTACCTTCGAGAGCGCAGCATATATTGCAAGATACCAGATGAAAAAAATAACCGGTGAACAGGCTAGAACTCATTACGCAACCGATGTAGACACAGAAACGGGTGAACTAAAAATGAGGCAGCCTGAATACAACCAGATGAGCAGAAAACCGGGGATAGGAGCAAATTGGCTGCGACTCTATTGGAAAGACGTAAAAGATGGTAAAGTAGTAATAAACGGAAAGGAGGGAACATTACCAAGATACTACAAGAAATATTTCAGAAACACAGATGCAAAGGATGAAATGGACTACGAAGCCGACAAATTAGCAAGGAGGACATACAAAGACAGAACAGAAGACAGACTGAGAGTAAAAGAACGTGTAAGTCATGAAAACATCAAACGTTTACAGAGGACACTCAAATGATAATGGTGGTTTGCAGTGTATTTGACCGAGCAGTAGGCGCATACGGGCGCCCTCTGTTCATGCAGAGCAAAGGTGTTGCGATACGATCATTCAGCGATGAATGCAAACGCGTCGCCGACGACAACCAAATGAACAAACACCCGCAGGACTTCTCACTCTTCGAACTGGGAACGTGGGATGACCAAACCGGGAAATTCGAGCAACACGACCAACCGCAGCAAATCATAAACGGTTCACAAACCTAGGAGACAAAGCATGTTCAGAAACAAGTCGGTAGACGTGCATCAATTCTCAATGATACCGAGGGCGGAAATACCACGATCGAGTTTCGTCATCGAGACCATGCACAAGACAACGTTTGACGCGGGCTATCTAATACCGGTGTATGTGGACGAAATACTGCCGGGGGACACCTTCAATGTCAGGATGACAGCGTTTGCACGACTGGCTACGCCGCTGTTTCCGGTGATGGACAATCTACACCTCGACAGCTTCTTTTTCTTCGTGCCCTATCGCTTGGTGTGGGACAACTGGCAACGATTCATGGGCGAGCGAGACAACCCGGAAGACAGCATAAGTTTCATTGTGCCGCAAATGCAAAGCCCGACAAACGGCTACGCAATCAACTCGCTACAGGATTACATGGGACTGCCGACGGTGGGACAACTTCAAACAGGCCAGGTATTCGACCATAGCAGTCTACCGCTGCGAGCATACAACCTGATTTGGAATGAATGGTTCCGGGATCAAAATTTGCAGCAATCCATACTGGTAGACAAAGACGACGGACCGGACAACCCAACGGACTACGTATTAAAAAGACGAGGAAAACGGCATGACTACTTCACGAGCGCATTACCGTGGCCACAAAAAGGTGACAGTGTTCAATTACCTCTCGGAACGACTGCGCCGGTTTACGGAGACGGGAAAGCCGTGGGCCTTACTGACTCAGTGCAAAACTTGGGGATGGGATGGTTCTCAACATTGGGTGTGGTGGCTAACACCGGAACGTATAATCAAAACGTGGGCCAGCCCATATCAGGTGCTGTACCGATCACAAATGTC